AAAAGGTTGGTATATGCCTGTTGCCTTAGAATTAAGAAAGGAGAATAATGACTATAAATCTGCTTGAGGATGTGGCACCAACATCCAATTCATTAGGTGCAATTACTGATATGGGTCAGAGAATGTTTGATCTCGAAAGAGAAATAGACAGTCTCGAAAACCTATTGAAGGAAAAGAAGCAGAGCCTGACAAAGTTGGCTGAACAAGACTTGCCTGATTTAATGCAAGAATTGAATGTCAAGGAATTCACTCTTAACAATGGAGCTAAGTGTGAGATCCAAGATATTACTTCTGGTTCAATCCCCTCAGCAAGTGCGATAGCACGTGCAAAAACTGATGAGGATAAAAATGAATTAGAGGTGCGTCAACAACAATGCTTTGACTGGTTAAGATCCACTGGTAATGGTTCTTTAATTAAAAGTAATGTTGAGGTTCAATTCGGCAAAGACGAGGATAAAGCTTGTAATGAGTTTACTGAAGAGTTGCGTAAGAAAAATCTTTATTATCGTCGTGCAATCGGAGTCCATCCTGGATCTTTAAACTCTATGTTGCGTGAGAGATTATCAGATGGAAAAGACGTTCCAAGTGATCTATTTAAATTATATGTAGGTCGTAAAGCCAAACTTAAAGGAGGTTATCATGGCGAATGAAGTAAAAGTGAAGAAAGAAGAAGGCAATGTAGTTGCTTTTGATCCAAGTATTCTTATAGAGGATGCTGGAACTGCAGGTGAAAATATGACAACGGATGATATGCTTATCCCACGTCTTAAAATTTTGCAGGCACAAAGTCCAGAGGTAAATAAAGCTGATGCATCTCACGTTAAAGGTGCTGAGGCAGGTCAAATTATTGATACTGTTTCTTCAGCTGTAGCTGATGGTGAAAAAGGAATAACAGTTGTTCCTGTTAGCTATCGTAAAACATTTATTGAATGGACAGCAGATCGTAAGCTCGTAAAAGACCATGGACTTACACCTGCTATAATGGATAGTTGCGTCGCTGACGATAAAGGTAAACTTAAAACTGCAGATGGCAATGACCTAGTTGCTACCGCTGAATATTTTGTTTATGTTATTGAGGATGATGGCAATTATTCCCCAGCAATTTTATCAATGAGTTCTTCTGGTATTAAAAAATCTAAGAAGTGGAACTCTATGATAAATAGATTGCAAATCCCACACCCATCAGGAAAGGGAACTATTAACCCAGCTATGTTTTGGACTGCCTACACTCTTACAAGTGTACCAGAACAAAATGATATGGGTTCATGGTTTAATTGGGAAGTGTCAATGAAGTTCGACTCTAAATCTGGAGGTGTTATCGAGAACTTAGAAAAAGGCAAAGATCTTTATCTTGAGGCACGTGAGTTTAGAAAGAACATTCAGACTGGAGAAGTTAAAGTTTCTCCTGAATCCCCAGACGAAGATGTTATGTAGAAATACATAATATATTTGGGGAGAGGTTTTAGTGGTGTTTGCCCTCTCCCCTTTTTCATAAGAAAGGATTGGGGATGGACGTCAAAAAATTTATGAATTTATTTAAAGGTTTCGAATCAGCTCATGGCCAATATAGGGTCAATACAAAAGAAGCTGACGGAAAAATGTCAGGTCGAGCAGTAACAGTAAGCGATCCTGCAACAGAAATTAATTTTAAAGAACATCTGAATGGTGGTGAATATATATTGGGAGTTATCCCATTATTGAATAATAACAGTTGCCACTTTGGAGTTATTGATATTGATATAAGAGGAGAGGTAAAGTTAAATGAAACACTTGAATCGCTTGAAAAGAAAATCAGAAATACACCTTTGGTATTATGTCGCTCTAAGTCTGGTGGTGCTCACCTTTATCTTTTTTGTGAGCCTGCCATTCCTGCTATTGATATGGTTGCAAAATTAAATGAATTTTCAGCTCAGTTAGGTTATGGTGGTTCGGAAGTTTTCCCGAAACAAATATCAAGAGCCAATGAACGTGATAGAGGAAACTGGATAAACCTATGCTATTGGGATGGTGATAAGACAGAACGATATGCAATACATAAAAATAAAAAGTTAAATTTAAAAGAGTTTATAGAGTTAGCTGAAAAGAAAAGAACAACATTTGAAAAGCTTGAAAAAATAAAGCCAGATCTTGTTGAGCATTTTGAAGATGGTCCACCATGCTTACAGCATATTATGACTATGGGTTTTCCAGAGGGTGGTCGCAATATATCATTATTTAATGTAGGTGTTTATTTTCGCAAAAAGAACCCAGACGATTGGCAAGAAGATTTAATGAAATTTAATTATGAGCATGTATCAACACCTTTGCCATCAAGTGAAGTAAATGGTTTGGTAAAAGCGGTGAGTAAAAAAGACTATGCCTATACATGTAAGCAAAGTCCAATTTGTAATTATTGCGAAAGAAGTAAATGTATGAAAAGGTCTTTCGGTATTGGAGGTATAGGTGGTGGTCTTGCTATTGAGGTTGATGCTATTACTAAATATGAAACTGAGAATAGGCAATCGGTTCGTTGGTATATAGAAATGCAAGGTGAAAGGATTGAGGTTACAACACCTCAACTTCTTGATCAAAGGCAGTTGCAAAAAATATGTATGGAAAAATTGAATAAGTGCCCAAGTACAATGCCATCTCAAAAATGGGAAAAAAGAATAAATGAATTACTGCAAAATGTTGAAGTTATAATAGATCCAGATGATGCATCGCCACAAGGTCAATTTGAAAAGATGCTTGATAGTTTCCTAACTGGAAAAGTTCAGGCTCGGCAAAAAGATGAAATAATGAATGGTAAGCCATGGCATGATTCTGATGAGCAAAAGGTTTATTTTAGATCTGAAGATTTATTTATATATTTAGAAGCAAGAAGATATCGTTTTTCAAATCAGCATCAAATATGGTCTTGGTTGAGGTCGCTTGGTGGTGACAGAAAAACATTTAGAATAAAAAGTAAGCCAGTGAAAGTTTGGTCAGTGCCAGAACCAGAATTTTTTGATGATGATGATTTAGAAATACCAAGCCAAGTAACGGATGAATTTTAATGGAAAAAGAGCCAGAAAGATATTATGAGTGGATGTTATGGATGTTAAGAAAGGAAAAAGAAATTGAAAAAACACGTGCAGATAATTCTGGGACCACCAGGGACAGGAAAGACAACGACTCTTCTACAAATAGTAGAGGACAGTCTAAAAAGAGGGATTAGTCCAGAAAGAATTGCCTATCTTGCTTTTACCAGAAAAGCAGCAAGTGAAGCACAAGAAAGAGCAATGGTCAAATTTGGATTTGATGCTGATAGGTTTCCTTATTTTAGGACACTACACTCTTTGGCTTTTAAAGTTTTAGGTTTACAAAGAGATGAAGTCATGACCGACTCACATTATAGAATATTGGGAAAAGCTTTAGGTGTAGAATTTAAAGGAATATATGATGAAGATCTTGGAGTTCATACAGGATATGGTCTTGGTGATAAATGCTCAAGAGTTGATTCTTTGGCCAGAGCTGGTATGCGTTCAATAAATGACCAATATTATATGACAAACGAAAGAGATTTGACTTTGCATGCAGTTAAACAATATCATGAATCTTTGAAAGCTTTTAAAAAAGAAAATGGTCTTCTTGATTTTACTGATATGCTAAGTAAATGCAGGAGCTCTTTGCCGATCGATATTTGTATAATTGATGAAGCTCAAGATCTCAGTTCACTTCAATACCAAATGGCAATAGTTGCTTCTCAAGAAGCATCAGAAGTTTATATAGCAGGAGATGATGACCAAGCTATTTTTGGATGGGCAGGAGCTGATGTTGCAAAATTTTTAAGCTTGAAAGGAGACAAAAGAATACTTCCTCAAAGTTTTAGAATACCAAGATCAGTTCACAGGTTGGCTAATGATGTTGTAAGTAGAATAAAAAATAGATATGTAAAACCATGGCAACCAAGATTAGAGTTGGGAAATGTTAATTATGTTCCCGAGGATAGCAATATAGATTTTAGCAGAGAGGGAAGCTGGCTCTGTATGGCTCGCAGTAAATATCTTTTGAATAGATTTCAAAGAGCTGTTCGACAGCAAGGATATGCATATTATTATAATGGTAAAAGTTCTCTTGACACTGATGAAACTCTTGCTATAACATCTTGGGAGAAGTTAAGAAAAGGAAGAGAAGTTTCAATGCATGAAGCAAAAAATTTGACTGGATTTTTTAATTTTAAAATAAAACTTGAAAAACAAGACACTTATAAAGTTAATGATTTGGGTTTGCCAGAAAATGCAGTAAATCAAGATTGGATGACAATATTGAAAGGTTTACCACCAGACGAAAGAGAGTATCTGAGATCTTGTTTGCGTAATGGGGAGAAATTTAGCGATAAGCCTAGAATAACAATAGCAACTATTCACCAAAGTAAAGGTGGTGAAGCTGACAATGTTGCCTTGCTTACAGATATTGGAAAATTAAGCTGGGAAAATTTAGGAACTGACGAGGAAAACAGAGTTTGGTATGTGGCATTGACAAGAGCAAAAGAGAATTTGTACCTTGTGAGACCTAGAGGTTTGAAACATTTTTCTATATAAGGTGCAAGTCATTGATTTTAAACGAAAAGAAAAAGCTTTACATTATGAATAAAATAAGAGAGAATATATATGTTGATTTGAGAAAGGAATAAAACAATGAATAAACATTATGCAATCAATCTTAAAACTTATGAAACTAAAGCCTATGTTTCATCAAACCTAGCCAAGACAATGAACACTGGCTGTGTTACTTTTACAAATGCCGATGAGCTTTTAGCTGATAGGAATATGACTGGTCCAAGAATAGTCGAGGTGTTTAATAAAATATCCGACAAGCCAGTAAAGAAATTTTCTGACAATAAAACTGGTGCCAAAAGGTTATTCAAACTTGTTGAGGACACACCTATAACCGAAACTTATTGGGACTCAGGTGAGTATAACTCTAAAGGAGTTGATAACACCTCGCCAAAAGAGGTTAAAGCCAAAGCAGTTAAGAAATCTATCCTTAATGGTCAATGGATCAGAGTTATAGAAAAGAAAAATCTTAGAAAAGCATCTGGTCGTGGTCATGCTTCTTATGAAGTTCTTCTTAAGCATGGTGCAGATATGCCTTATGAATTATATCTTGAAAGTGGTGGTCGTAAAGAGGATCTTTTATGGGATATTAAAAAAGGTTGGGTGGAATTGACTAATGGGTAATTCCAAAGAGGTAGGAGGGTTCATCATTGAAAGTGGTGTGCCCTTAACCGACCCACACAAATCTAGAGACAAGTGGGTAAGGTTAATAAATGCGATGTCTGTTGGAGACAGCACTGTCCTTAAAACTTCAGGTGATGTTGTTTCCTTCAGAATGAATTGTAAAAAGCTCGGTTTTGAATGCAAGTCGAGGACAGTTAGAGATGAGGAAGGCAAAGCAACATCACATGTTAGAGTTTGGAAATTAGAAAAATGAAACTTAAAATATTATCAGATAACACACTTTCATCAGACAAAAAGCATTTATCAAGAGTTGCTTGGGAGTTCTCTCGAACTCCTGATGACTCAACACCTTTAGACACTATATTATCGATTGATGCTCCAGTTAACGAAATACCATCAGTTGTTATGAGTGTTGAATGCACAATATTAGAAAGAGAAATTTTTGCATCTTTTAGAGACCATGTTATGTGGGCAAGAACATCAAGAGTAGATGCTCCAGAAAATTTTGTTGTACCAAAATGGTTTAGTGTAGATAAAGATGACAAATTACTATTAATAGACTTAAAAAATAAAATACAGAATGACATTAAAAATGATGTAATTCAAGATGAGTATAGGATGCATATGCCCTTATGCTCGAAAACATCTTTTACAACAAATGTTTCATGGAGAGGTTTAATCAAAATTTATAAGCTTTATGAATATCTGTCTACTATAGATGAGTATTTTTTAATTGGTAAAGTTGAATTAGAAAAATATGGATTAAAAAAATATTCAGACAATTATAGTTTCGTAAACCCAATGCCACCAATTAAAAAGGAAGAAATGGTAAGTGGTAAAATTGGTCCAATTGTAACAGTATTCCAGGAAATGACAATTGCTCTAAGAGCACAAGTTGCACGTCATAGAAATTTTATAATAAAAGATAATTTAATTGATATTATAAAAGATAATGGTTGGTTTAAAACTTTAGGTGATAAAATAAATATTTCTATTTCTGCTGAAATTGAGTTTTGGAAAACTGTTGTGAATAAAAGACAGTGCTGGATAGCTCAATATGGAATATGGAAAGATATAATTATTGATGCTCAAAAGCACATAGAAATTAGTGAACAGGACTTGCCTTGTAATAAAGGTTTTTGTCCTTACACAAGAGATGCTGAATTAAGGCATACCGATGACGATCCAGGAGCACCATGCCCAATTCACAGCAACTTGAGTTCAATGCCCATTGACAAAAAATATATGGATATGGTTCATATTGAAGCAAGTTATCGACCTGCCTTTTGGCAAAAACATATAAATAAATTGAAGGAGATAAAATGACTATGAAAATATATTTGGCTGGACCATTTTTCAATGATAAGCAAATTGAAACAATTTCCAGAATAGAAGATGAATTTGATAAATATGGATTTGACTATTTCTCACCTAGAAAAAGTGGAGGTGTAATATCTCATCTTTCACCAGAGGATAGGCTTAAAGAGTCCAAAAGAATATACGACAGCAATATTTCTGAAATGATAAATGCTAATGTTTTATTTGCAATCGTTGATGGCAGAGACACTGGCACTGTATATGAAATGGGATATTTTAGAGCATTAACCGATCATTTTAAATATAAAAGTGAAAAAAGTGCAAGTGAGCAAAAAAGATATTCTATAACTTATACCAATGAAAATTTTGGTTTAAATATAATGCTAAAAGAAAGTGTTGATGCTCATATTGTAGGAGTTGATGACTTAGAAAAATTCGCAGGTTTATCAGCATCTTTCTGGGATAAGCCAGATGGTAGAATGATGCACTCGGGAATAGATTGGGAAGACCATATTGGTCGTCGTCAAAAAGTTCTTGAGCAATTTCAAAATTTTAATCCAGATTTGATATGATGGATTTAATTAAATTATTCAGCATTTCGCAGGGGATGTCTGCTATAAGAAGATATTCCCAGCTTCACCTTGTTAAAGAAGAATCAGTTATGGAGCACACAGGCTTTGTCTGTTTATTTACTTATTTAGTATGCGAAGAAATAAATTCTAAAACATACTTTGATAGTGAAAAAATGAATATCGGTCTTGCTCTACAAAAAGCAGTTGTTCATGACATGGATGAAGTTGTTACTGGGGATATACCAAGACCAACAAAATATCACAGTAAATCAACAGTAGAAGTTTTTGATTCAATTTCTGAAAAAGGGATAAATCAAATAATAAGAGACCTAGAAATTAAAACTGAAAATATTAAACATAATTGGAAAAATGCAAAAGAGCAAAATGAAGGATTTATAGTTGCCCTTGCAGATTTATCCTCAGTTGTCTATAAATTATGGGATGAGACTGTTCTTCTTGGAAATAAAAAACTTCTTATGCAAGCTTCAGACGTTCATAATTATATAAGGTCTTTTAAACAAAAAGTTGACAATAATAATGATTTATTTGCTAACCAGAAACTTGTTATTTACGAAATCATAGAACAGCTTTATTATATCATAAAAGAAATTATGAAGCTCAATAATCCTTTATTGGGAACAATTGAAAGTTTGAGGTCTAAAAATGGAAAAATACAAGCAACAAATGGTAGATAGAATTCATTTAATGAAAGATGCTTTTTCAAGAAAAGAAATCGCAAAAGAAATGAATGTAGATGTTAAAATTGTTAATTACATAATTCAGAAAAGGAAACCGAGCATAGAAGTTGCATACAAAAAAGTCGAAAAAGCAACTGAGGAATTACAAAGTATTTGGAGTAGAATAAAAAATAAATTTACTTTCAAATTAAAATAAAGTAAAATTCTATAAATTGAGAAAGGAATACCATGAATATATTTTATTTGGACACTGCTCCTGAAAAAGCAGCACAGATGCATTGTGATAAACATTGCATAAAAATGATACTTGAAACTGCGCAATTACTGTGTACAGCTCATCGTGAGCTTGATGGTAATGAACGTGCTGATAAATATAAGCTTTATAAGTCAGGCTTTAAAAACCACCCATCAGCTAAGTGGGTGAGGGAGTCTGCTGATAATTATTTATGGGCATATTATTTATTTGTTAATTTATGTGAAGAGTATGAAATTCGCTATAATAAAAATCATATGTCTGAAAGACTTTTATCACCTTTGAAGCATTTGCCTTTTAATATTTCTGTTGATAAAGATTTCACTCCACCGCCACAGTGCATGCCTGATCAGTATAAAGGTGGTGATACTGTAAAAGCTTATCGTGATTATTATTTAGGTGAAAAAATGTATTTCGCCCAGTGGCAATATACTAAAAAGCCAGATTGGGTTGCAGCATGATGATTGAGATAAGAGGAAATGATATAGAAATGGATGGCAAAAAGATTGCTAGACTTTTTGATTTAACTTCAATACAAAGGCAGGAATTACAGGAAGCTTTAGACAAAGCAAATGATTATGAAGCTGATATAGAAAAAGCATTTAAAGATGGAAAGGAAGATAATGAGTAGAGACCCAATTAAATGTATGCAAAAAGCATTAGATACATTTCGAGAAAGAAATAAGGTTTACGGAGATAATTATCATCAACATGGAAGAGTAATGATGGCTCTTTTTAAGGAAGGAGTGAATTTGCAAACAATCGAAGATTATAATAGATTTGGTATTGTAAACATGATGGTTGCTAAATTAACTCGGTATTGCCAAGGATGGCCAAAACCTCATGAGGACTCAGTTCATGATCTGGGTGTATATTCTTTTATGCTTCAAGCATTAGATAATGAGTATCGAGATGATAATCTTTGATTTAGAAACCACTGGACTTCCAAAAGCTGAGGGATCAGATTTAGATCTTCAGCCAAAGATTATAGAGTTTGGTGGGATAAAGCTAAATAAAGATTTTGAGAAAATTGAAACTTTAGAATTTATGTGCAATCCTGGACATGATCTTGATCCAAAAATAACTAAAATAACTGGAATAACAGATGAAGACTTGAAAGACAAAAAACCTTTTATTTCACATTATAAAGAATTGGCTGAATGGTTCTTAGGAGAAAGATGTTTTGCTGCACATAATTTACCTTTCGATAGAAAAGTTTTAAGGTATGAATTGGAAAGACATGACAAGCTTACAAAATTTCCTTGGCCAATAGAGCACATATGTACAGTAGAAGTTGGTCAAAGTGTATGGGGAAAAATGAGAAAGCTTGGCGACATATATGAGGAGCTCTTTGGTAAAAAAATTGAGGGTGCTCACAGATCGTTAAATGATGTTGAAGCAACAATAGAAATAATAAAATGGTACAAAAAGGAAGGACATATCTAATGACAATATCACTAATAGGATTTATTGTAGGAAGTATAATTATCGCATTGTTGATGTATAATTAAATGCTACAAATAAGAACAAGGACTGAATATTCTTTTCGTAAAGCATATGGTCCAATAAATAATTTAATTGATATGGCAGACAAAGCAATGGGGATTGCTGACCAAGGAACTTGGGGTCATGTTGCTTTTAATAATGCTTGTAAAAAGAAAAATATTAAACCAATATTTGGTGTTGAAATAGCAGTTGTTGAGGATGCAAAAGACAGAAGCAGACAAACTACAAATATGATGGCTTTTATTGCAAAGAATAATTCTGGTCTTTCAGAAATATATGAGCTTGTTACAAAAAGTACAGATCGGGAAAATTTTTATTATTTCCCAAGAATAAGCTATTCAGATTTATTTGATATTTCTGATAATGTTATAATACTAAGCGGAACACACCCAGAATGGGGACTTTTACCTTTGGCCAGAAAAAGCGATCTTTATATTGAAATAAATCCAATGAGTTCTCGCAAGTCTTTACAGTTCTGCGAGGAAAAAGGATTTAAGCCAGTTGCAACCTCAGATAATTATTATCCTAAAGTTGGTGATAAAAAAGCATATGAAGTTTTGGTTGGTATGAATAGAATGGAAAGAACAAAGCCAATGCATGTTCTGAATGAATATGAATTAAAAGATGCTGTTCCATGGATTCCAGATGAAGCCATAGATAATACCTATAAAATAGCAGAAATGTGTAATGTTGATTTGCCTGTGGCTCAAATGATATCTTTCACTCCAGAAAAAACTTTAGAGCAAATGTGTATTGATGGCGCACCAGAAAGAAATATAGACCTTAAAGATCCAGTTTACAGAGATCGTTTAAGAAGAGAGATAGACATGATTGCTAGTAAAAAATTTGAGGATTATTTTTATGTAATAGCTGACATGATAAATTATGCTAAAAAACACATGTTAGTTGGTCCTGCTCGTGGTTCAAGTGCTGGCTCATTAGTTTGCTATTTAACTGGAATAACAGATATTGATCCCCTAAAATTTGATTTATTATTTGAAAGGTTTATTGATGTAACTCGTGAGGATTTGCCTGATATTGATATTGACTTTCAAGATGATAGACGTGAGATGGTTTTTCAATATTTACGAGACAAATATGGTGCTGAAAAAGTTGCCCATCTAGGAACAGTTAGTAGGTATAAAGCTAAAAGCACCATTACAGAGGTTGCTAAGGAGCTTGGAGTTCCTGCTTGGGAAGTAAACGACCTAAAGGGTTCAATTATAGAAAGGAGCTCTGGAGATGCTCGTGCAGCAATGTGCATACTTGACACTTTTAACGACCTAGAAATAGGAAGAAAAGTTTTAGAAAAATATCCTCAGATGAAAATAGCTGAAAAGATGGAAAATCATGCTAGGCACTCTGGTGTACATGCTGCAGGAATAATTGTTACTGAAGATCCAGTGAGTAAATATTGCTCGGTAAGTGCCCAAAGTGGTGCTGCACAAATAGATAAAAAAGATGCTGAAGAATTAAATTTATTAAAAATTGATGCTTTAGGTTTAAGGACATTATCTGTACTTCAAGATGTTTTAGATCAAGTTGGTTGGGAAAGAGAAAAACTTGTAAGATTTCCATTAGATGATGAAGAATCTTTTAAAGTTTTAAACAAGGAGAAATATGCAGGAATATTTCAATTTGAAGGATATGCTCTTCAATCTGTAACTAGGCAAATGAAGATAAGTAATTTCGAAGACATATGCTCAATCACTGCTTTATCAAGACCAGGACCATTAGTGTCTGGTGGTACAACACAATTTATAAAAAAGAAAACTGGAGTTGAGCCTGTATATTATATTCACGAGATGACTAAGGAATCAACAGAAGTGACCTATGGAATATTTGTTTATCAAGAGCAAGTTATGAAAGTTGCAAGAGAAGTTGGCAAACTTAGTTGGGAAGAGGTCTCGCAATTAAGAAGAGCTATGAGTAAATCTCTCGGTGAAGAATTTTTTGATAGATATTGGAAAAGGTTTAAAGTTGGTGCCGAAGAAAATGGCTTAGATGAAAAAAAGTCGAGAGAAATATGGGACAGCATTAATACAATGGGTTCAATGGCATTTAACAGAAGCCATGCTATTGCTTATGCAATGGTCAGTTATTGGTGCTGTGTTTTAAAAGCAAGATTCCCATTAGAATTTGCTGCAGCATGCCTACGAAATGTAAAGGATGATGACCAAGGCATTAAGCTATTAAGAGAAGTTGTTCGAGAGGGATTGGGATATAAACCTTATGATAAATACAAGTCTGGTTTAAATTGGTCAGTTCAAGATGGAGAGCTAATAGGCGGTTTAATAGGTATAAAAGGAATTGGTCCTAAACTTGCTGAGGACATAATAAACCGAAGAGAGCTGAAGCAACCTTTAACTCCTAGGCAAAATAATTTATTAGATAATGGTGAAACTCCATTTGACGATATATTTGAATGTGATAGAAAATTTGGTCATATTAAAAAAGACCCATTAGCACATAATATAAAATCACCGATAATAGATATTGACACTCTTGAAGCTGACTCTCCTGGAACTTATGTATTCTTTGGAAAATTAAAAGAAAAGAATTTAAGGGATTTGAATGAAACTGTAAACTTGGCCAAAAGAGGTGGTCGTAGAGCAGAGACCCATAATTTATGGCTGAATATGACTTTTGAGGATGATACTGGGCCAATAATATCAACAGTTGATAGATTTAAATATCCTAAAATAGGAAAACCAATAGTTGAGGATGGCAGAATTGGCGATTGGTACTTAATAAAAGGTGTTCTCAGAAAAGGTTTTAGGAAAATTTATGTAGAAAAATTGCGTAAACTTTCATAAGTCATTGTTTTTAAAGGAAATCTTTTTTTAAATATTTGTTAAAAAACACTTTACTTCTCTGGGGAAATAAGATAGAATCATTGTATAAGGTAAGAAAGGAAATAAAATGAGTATTATAGATAAATTAGCATCATTAAGAGCAGATATCCAAAAGCTTAAAGAAGAGGAAGCAAAAATTGTTAACCATCTTAAAAGCAGAGGAGCAGGAGTTTACGAGGGACAAGTGCATTATGTTGTTGTTTCTGAAGTGACTAGAAAAACTTTAGACATGAAAGCAGTAAGAGCAAAATTGTCTAGGCAGTTCATTCAAGCGAATACGAATGAGTCAACATCAATCCAACTCAGACTTATGGGTTACAGCAAAAAGGATGTAGCATAATGGAAATTTTTACTAGATCTTATTTGGTGCGTGGGGAACTTCCCCACGAAGCCACTCACCCAGATGAAGCTATTTGCGAGTTATATAAAATATTGGCTGAAGACAAAGATGGCTACAGATGGACTCTTAATACTTTCTCTTCATTTTCACAAGAGAAAGCAACAAATTTAGAAAAGAAAATAAAAGATCATTTAGAAACTGGTGGTAAGTTGGATCTTAATAACTGGAGAGAAGAAGAGCCATGTTATGGATCAAAAGCTTATTGCGAAACTTATGGGTGGTAAAATGGAAAAGCATAATCCGAAAGAAAGAAAAGTAACAGACTGGTATTATTTAAGACCAAGAACAACATGGTGTGGACCATTCGCAGTTGCGACTGTGGCAGGAACTGAATATGAACCAGCCTATCAAACTCTTAAAAAAATTCGTGGTAAACGTCACTGCAAAGGTGTTAGTAATGACAACATTGCCAAAGCTTGTAAAAAAATGGGCATTATAGGAAAATGGAAAGAACTTGATAAAAAAAGAAAACTTAGCAAATTTGTTCTTGAAAATTTAGAGCAAGGCAAAGTTTATATAATTCAAATTACTCGCCATGTTCTTGTTATGGATACTCGTGACTGGACTACAATCGACAATCAAGTCCCCGAGTGGAGAGCAATGGATGCATCGCACCACTGGAGTAAAAAATTAGTGCATGCTTTTTATGAAGTTGAAAATCCTAAATTCGACAGCAAATGCGACGACCAATTAACTTTTGATTTCGAGTTAGCATCATGATAGAAGCAGCAATAATGTGCCTAGCACTAAACATTTATTTCGAAGCAAGAGATCAACCTATAAATGGGCAAATAGCAGTGGCGGAGGTGACTCTTAACAGAGTCACTTCTAAAAATCACCCAAATACAATATGTAAAGTTGTAAAGCAATCAAGCTCTAAGGGATGTGCTTTCAGTTGGTATTGTGATGGCCAATCAGACATTCCTAGGGAGAAAATTGCTTTTGAAAGATCAAAAAGATTGTCTGAATTCATGATTGATAATCACAAATATATTTCAGTGGTTGGAGAGAAAGCAACCTATTATCATAATGATACTGTTAATCCTTATTGGGCAAAAGGTTTCCATAAGCTTAAAAAAGTCGGTGATCATACGTTTTATTCTCGTTATTTCTGGTTAAAAAAGCCAATGAAAAAACCTAAAATTATTGATAAAATTGATAAAAACTTGTAAGTCATTGTTTTTAAAAGGAAAGAAAATTAGTTTATTTTTTGAAAAAGCTTTACTTATGGATAAAAATAAGATATCCTATATGTAAGATTGAGAAAGGAACTAAAAAATGAATATAGATTTAGCAATGAATATAAGAGAAGAGAAGATCAGAAGATTCCCAAACAGCTTGGTTGCAAAGCAAGAAAAATTTACTAAAGAAAATCCTGGACTTATTGAAGCTTTAAAAGAAATGCCTTCTTGGCACACTTTTGCTTCTTCTTTGGTTTCACAGTTTAATACAAGAGGATCTTTAACTGATAATCAGGTTGGTGCTGCAGTTGCAACTCTTATGAAGCACGCACAAAAAGAGGAGCAAAAATCAAAAGAAGTTAAGAGCTCTCTTGTAAGTGTAGATTATTCAAAGGTTAAAGAAGTTCTTGACAATGCTTTCGCTGATAAAATAAAAACTCCTAAATTGCGTTTTGATGGTATTGTTCTTTCACGTGCTGGTGACAATAGCAAAAATCCTGGAGCTGTTTATGTAAAAGTCGATGGCTTTTATGCTGGTAAATTGCATGGTGGGTATTTTACTCCATTTAATGCTCCAGAGGGAACTACTGAAAAACTAATAAGCATATGTAAAGATCCTTTGACCGAAGCAGTTGCTTATGGCAAAAAGTTTGGTAGCTGTTGTGCTTGTGGCAGAACTCTTACGAATCATGCTAGCATTGAAGCTGGTATTGGTCCAATCTGTGGGAGTCGTTTCTAATGCTTATAACCAAAGCAGAATTTGGGAAATATTGCGTCATCAAGTCAAAGCTTGATGGCGACACCTTTGAAAAACTTTCCTCACTTCCAGGTTTCAAAAGGTGGATCGGTAGAGATCTGCTTTTTGATCCTACTGGAGCAAATATAGAAAGAATAAATAAATTTTTCCCGAATGCTGAATGGGATGATTCTGCAGCACCATCTTTAGAAAAATATATTGATAACCTAAAAGCTATGGAGGAGACTCTTAAAATAAAAGAAGCAGAGCTCCCTACAAATGATGATTATAATTTTAAAACAAAACCTTTTGATCATCAAAGAAAAGCTTTTTATATGTCTCGTGATAAAAAATCATTTGCTTTACTTATGGAGCAAGGAACTGGAAAAACAAAAGTTATAATTGACAATGCTTCTTATTTGTATAGCCAAGGAAAAATAACATCACTCGTTGTTATTGCACCTAATGGTGTTCATAGAAATTGGTTAAGAGAAATTAATACTCATATGCCAGAGTGGTGCTTAAATAAATCTTTTTATTACAGCTCAAATATGACTAAAGCAAGAATTGCTGAATTTGATGAAGTTTACACTGCTGAGAATTGCTTAAAAATATTCACTTTTAATGTTGAAGCTTTTACAAGTCCAAAAGCTATATATTACATGAATAAAATTCTTTTAGCCAATAAGGTTATGTTAGTTGTTGATGAAAGTTCTAGGATTAAACGTCCAGGAGCAAAAAGGACAAAAATAATAACTAAGTTCTCTAAGCAAGCTGATTATAAAAGAATAATGACTGGTACACCAGTGACTAAAGGTGCTGAAGATGTTTATTCTCAGTTTCGTTTCCTAGATTCACAGATTCTCGGTTATGATAGTTTTTACTCTTTTAAAGCTCGTTATTGCATAATGGGTGGATTTGAAAATAGGCAAGTTGTTTCTTACCAGAATATTGAAGAACTAACTAGAAATATCGAGGGTCATTCTTTTAGAGTTTTAAAGAAAGATTGTTTAGATTTGCCTGATAAAATATACCAAAGACATTATGTTGAAATGACTCCAAAGCAAAAGCAAATTTATCAAAATTTAAAAAAGTCTTTTGTTGCTGAACTTGAGGGTCAAACAATCGAAGCACCTGAAGCAATAACTAGGTTATTGAGACTTCAACAAATACTTTGTGGTTGGTTTCCAGGGGAAGAGGGAGTTGAAAAAATTGAAGATAAAAATCCTAGAATTGAGGCTTTAAAAGACATTCTTAGCGATATTGACTCTAAAGTAATCATATGGGCACGTTTCAAAGCTGATTTAAGAGCCATAGAGAGGGCATTGGGAGATTTAGCGGTTAGTTATCACGGAGATGTTACAACCGATGCTAGAGAGATTGCAGTTGATCGCTTTCAAAATGACCCAAAAGTAAAATATTTCATTGGTCAACCTCAATCTGGTGGAATAGGTTTAACATTAACTGCAGCAGATTATGCAATTTATTATTCTAATAGTTTTGATCTTGAACAAAGAATGCAATCTGAAGATAGATGCCACAGAATAGGAACTAAAAATAATGTCACCTATATTGATATCGAGACTCGTGGTTCAGTTGACACGAAAATTATTAAAGCATTAAGAAGCAAAAAGAACATAGCTGATATAATAACAAAAGATCCAGCATCAATATTTATGGAGGAAGATGATGAGTGAGAAAAGTTTTTGGACTTTAGCAAGAAACAATCTTAGGCTGAAGATGTGGAGAGTTGAAAATAAAGTAATGAAAGGAATGCCAGATGTTCATTATTTAAAGGAAGGAAAGTCTGGATGGATAGAATTAAAATATATGAGTAAATGGCCAAAGAAAAGGTTTTCTACAGGTTTAAAATTAACGCAAGTTTTCTGGGCAAGAGATTATATTAAAAAAGGTGGCAGTTCATGGATATTAATAAGGATTGCTAGAGAGTTTACAGCACTTGTAAATGGTAAAAATGCTGAAGCATTATTTAATAGACCATCAAAAACAGATTTCCTTAAAATGTGTGATTTTTATAAAAAAGGAAATATGAGTGAAGAAGACTGGGATGAAATTTCAGAAACTATAATTTCATAAGCTTTCTTTTTTCTAAATATTCTTGTCTTTTATCCCAAACTCTTCTTGCATCATTAAGAGATTTATTATATTCAATAACATCTTTCTCTGGCCAAAGACGTAAAGGTTGACCATCTAAGTTTAAATATAGAAAAAGTCCTTTTGGTAGTTGTATTTTCTTGTATTTATTTCTCGCCATTTTTCTTAAAAGCATTGCTGGCAATAAAAGCACCGATTATACCCATGTTAGATATTACCCAAGTCTGAGCAATATTAGATAGATGGTCAACACGATCCAATGGAACTATAGGTAGCATTAATATAACAATAAAAACTGTAACAGATATTGCTGAAAACCAAACCATATATCTTTGTTGGTCTTCTTTTTTATCTTGATTCTCTAAACGAATCATTCTTTCTTTTACTTTTAATTCTTCATCTGTAACTACACCATCTCCATTTGCATCAGCTTTTTCCCAGATTGATCCTTTCTGTAATTTTTTCTGAGTCATTCTTTTTTCCTTTCAATAATTTTAGGCTTACAATATGCTGAATAATTCCTTGTTTTTCCTGCTGTAGAAAAATTAACAATATCCTCATACCATTTACATTTTGAATAACTTGAATATGTTATTTCTCCTTCAGGAGTTGTATTATTCATAACTACCAAAATAAACACCAAAACTTTCATTTAAAACTATCATTTAAAGAATCTACAACACTATCTATATTTGGCTCTTTTCCATTCGGATCGTATTTACACTGATATTCCATTGGGCACTGACCCTCTACAACCAAAGTGTATGTGTTATTAGCACCTTTATAAATACAAACTTCTTGACCATTCTTTGCTTTTCTCCTTTTGTATCTTCTGCAGGTTATATATTTTGGATCTTCTCTTATTCCTTTCCGTATTTCCTGTTCCCATGTCCAATCGCTAAACTTTTTTAAAAAACAACTAAAACACTGAATTATATTCTCTGACTTAGCAAGATATATTACCTCTCCATCAGTGCAAAGCCACTCAAAAGTATATTGACCACCATCCTTCCGAACGCAATTACCACCAACCTCTGTCGATCCCCATGAGGGAGTAAATAAATAAACCGAGAATAGCAATTCCAACAGCCAAGGTAACAATAAGAGCGACCCAGCCAATAATTTTCTCTCTAAATATCTTTCTGTCATATATTTCTTTTTGCCTTCTTTTCCGAATCTGCCCTTCCATTTGCAGTAATTCATCCCAAGACTTAGAGCCATGCGTAAACATCAAAAACTGTTTTAACTCGTATCTTTGTTCTTCTAATTTCTTTTTTGCAGTAAATGCTTCAATTGCTTCTTGCTCTATACTGCCACCACCAAATAACTTACGAACCATTGTAGGATTTTTAGCAGACTTGTGTGCTGCATCTACATCACTGACTGCTCCCATCCATCGGGACAAATCTTGCGACATAGACTCCAAGTCTCTACCTGCCTGAAATGCACGTTTAATTCCTGC